CTGCGACGACTTGCATAGCTGTGACAACATCGGAGGCAGCATGAGTGCTGAAGCCCGATGCCTTGAAGTCACCAGCAACTGCTTGCATTGCAGTGACAACATCCGAAGCTGCGTGGGTACTGAACCCAGTAGCCTGAGATGCAGTTCTGGATGCGGCGTCAGTTGTTACTTGATCAACCGAAGGATCGAACGTTGACAACCCGGAGACATCCGCCTTAAATGCGTCCTCTCTGGTTCCGTCAGTAAAGTAGGTGTAGATGTCAGCAGCAGAGTCGCCACCGCCACCTGTTAGTGCATTCGCGTCAACCTGACCGGCCACTGTAAATGCCAACTGATCGGTCTTGGCCTTAATGGCGTCCACAATCGAGTCTATGGTATCCACAGAAGCCTGTGATGCGAGAGCCGAGATGTCAGCCTTGAAGTCGTTAGCGACTGCCTGAAGAGCCGTAACAACGTCTGCAGCACTGTGAGTCGAGAACCCGGTAGCTGTTGCCCAGTCACCTTGGTTCTGCTGTAGCTCATTTGTGTCAGCAAGTATCGAAGTGATAGATGCGTTGTCAGGTGCTACTGTGTTAGCACTGTCAGTTCCTCGCATTGTCGCAGCAACTTTGATTGGCACATGGTACTCAGACCAAGCCGTCCCACCAATGTCACCGTTGACTGCACAGCTAACTCCGTCATCGTTGTCAGATACAGACAATGCAGGAGATAGGCCGCTAAATTTAATCTTGTAAACACCCGTTGATGGGTTGGTTACAGTAGGCACTGCACTTGCGTGAGTGCTTAATCTTGTTGTTGCAGTGTCAATGTTTGCTGCAACGTGGGCACCACTGTCGATCACATTAACCGTGATCACTGCTGTAGTGCCTTCAAATACTTCTTGCATTGTTATCCTCTAGTCTAAAACGTGAGTTGAATTAAATGGGTGGGAAGTCGGAGCTTCTCCTTCACCGCCACCCCCACCGGCAGGCTCATAGCCTCGCTGGGATGAAAGGTCTGTAATCTCTTGGCTAGTAACTACCCTATCTATCCAGCGGAAGTCATCAATCTTACCGTCGAACACTTCGTCCTGCCCGGTATCAGATAGACCTCGCTGTGACTGACCTATCCAGAACTCAACATCAGCATGAGGTGCTGACGATGGTGTCACAAGAGTCTGTGCTGAACCAGACTGTGATCCATTAAGGTAAAACCTAAGGCTATTACTTGAGTCAATGGTCATAACAACGTGAGTCCAAGTGTTTAATGAAACAGATGGTCCAGTCGCTGAGACATAGTTTCCAGCAGTGTTTGCGTACCAGTATTTCAGGTTGCCAGAGTCAATCCTGAGCAGGCTCCATAGCTTACTGCTTCCAAGAGCAGTATAGCCACCCCAGATGGTCCTTGCACTTCCACTTGTGGTTGGATAGATCCAAGCAGATATGCTGAAGTCATTAGGGGAAGAAATAACCTCTGCTGGCCTTCCGATTTCAACACGATGACTCTCTGATTGAAAGTCAATAGCATGGCTGCCACTGTTGGACGGATCAAAAACTACGGATGCGTCAACGAGCGTGCCGTTGTTTCCATTTCCAGAAAGGTCATCAACGCCGTTTGAAGGTGACAGTGTTGGGCAGATCCAGACGATCTCATCGCCTATTCCTGTAGCCATTATGATTCCTCCCTGATTGGGTGTCCGTTGCCAGCCAGTCTAATCGGATGATTAGTTATAGCAGGCACTTGATCGTCAGCCAAAACAATATGGCCAAAGTAGTGTTGGTTAGGATACGGCACTGTAGTTAGTGTCATATCAACGTCATTACCATTGAAAGCCATAGACCCAATGGCGGCATCATATACAGCAGAGCCATTATGTGCCTTCAGCTTTAGGTCAGCACCCGAGTAGCTGATCTCATCGGATGTTCCAATTCCGTCAGCAGATACAGTACCTTGATGACTAGAAGTCGATCCACTACTGTTGTTACTGATGAAGCAATAGCTGTTGCCAGTCGAAGCAGGCTGAGTTACCTGAACACCAGTGCCCTGTGCGGTACACATGTGTGCTAGTGCAACCTGAGAAACATATCCTGTGTCAGTAGGACCACTGAAGGTCTCGCTGCTATTGAGAGATATGTTGCCAACCCCAACCTTAGCCCTGATAGAGTCATCAATGGCTAGTAATACAGAGTCGTCATCTCCGGTGCTACCAGTAGTTGACATGGTAACAGAGTTAGTGCCCCAGCTACTTATGCTAGAGATCCAAGTCTGGCTATCCTGATGGATCTGACCAACCAAGTAACCACTCTCCATTCTCTGGCTGACCTGCATGGTTGAAGCACCATGAGTTCCACCCTGAGCATACATGACCTGACTATTGCCAGACCTCTCAGCCATTCCCCAAGAGTAGATGTTTGTATCTGACTCGGTCTGCCCACTGTTGTTCTGGCCAGCAGTGTGACCAAAGATAACATTAGGGTTAATGGAGAATGACTTAGTTCCAGAAGTAGAGCTACCTAGCTTTATCATGTCGGCATTGACACCACCGAATATGATTGTCGTTGAAGGGACAAGGTAACTGGGGAACACCGTTCCTGTAGCTGTTTTTGTGAACCTGAGTCCATCAGTTAACTGCTTTGCCTCTAAGGTTATAAAGCCTCGTAGGTAAACAGTGTCGTCGTCACTATAGTTCTGGAACCTCTTCATTTCAGAAGAGAAGCGATTGTCCAGAGCATACACACCAGAATTGTAAACCTTATAAGCACTGCCATCCCAAACGCCAGTGATGATCGACTCACCTGAATTGTTAGATGTAGCACCAGAGTTATAATTGTGGTAGCTAAGGAATGTCACAAACGCATCTACTTGGCCGAAGCCAGAGATAGTTGCGTCAAAGTTAGTTCCATTGGCCTGTGAGTTATCAAGGCCGTGAATGAGTGTTCCTATCTTGGACATTATACACTCCAGTTGTTAGCAATCGCCTGTACTGCTTGAGCCCAGACCATTGGGTCTGCTTCTACTGAATCCATAAGTGGTGCTATGTTAGCATTGTAAGCCTCAGTCCACTTTTCTATCTGCTGCATGTGTGCCTCATAGTTAGCAGCGTCAACTGCTTCCTGTGCAACACGTGCATCTTCTTCTGCAATGGCGTCTGCGATGTCTTGCTCGGATATAACTCCGTGGCGAAGACCTCCACCAAGTGCAATAACCTTGTCGCTCTGTTCCTGAGTGATAACACCAGCAATAACAAGTCCAGCGAGAAGTGATGAACACTTGAGTGCCCACTCAGGCTTATCGCTTTCGATGTGTACGCTGCGGATCTTGTTCAGGTGACGAAGAAGCTCAGCAACTCCTTCACCTAGCTCACCGCCTAACTCAACAAGAGCAGGGATAGGCCCAGACCAGTTTCCAGTGATCTCATCTCTCCAAGCAAGTCCTTCATCACCAAGCAGGTTCTCAAGAGCCTGCAGGTCAATAGGATTGCCAGTAAGCGAAGACAACAGTGCTGCCTTTTCTGCGTTTGGCATATCGCCTAGTGCGTTGATTTCTACAATCATCGTTTAATCCTTATAGTTGTTTAAGTTCTTCAGCATTGGGGTCAATTCTAACCAATGCCATCCAAAGTTGTCTCCTGTCATCATCGCATTCTTCTGCACGCTTTACCAACTCTTCGTGGGTCTTTCGCTGGGCATGGTATAGGTGTGCCACTGCACCGCCAAGTGCGGTGAGACCCCCTAGTAGTGCCGTGGTGAGGCTTATGGGCTCTACCTGTGCAAAGTGTTCCATGATTAACTCTCTTTGTTCTTGTTGTCGTTCTTGTTGTCTTCTAGCAGCCGGTTAAGGACATCCTTAACCTTCAGTTTAAGCTGTGATTCAAGCCTCTTGGACGAATCCGCAACAAGTTTTTTTAACATCTCTAAGTGTTTGTCTTTCATGATTCCTCCCTAGACTTGACCGCCCTAATTGCGACTGACTCAAAAGGTACGGCCTTGTCGCCCCAGATGATTCCGTACCCGCCTTTAAGACCACCACCGCTCCAGCCAGTTCCCCAGCTATTAGCAATGATGAGACCAACGTTACCGGACCTGTTCATTGTCACACCTAATCCCAACACCAAATGCTTCCACCAGCTAAACGCTAGTGTCACAGGTGATGGTCGCTCACCGATTAGTGCACTGACAACTCCGTCAAAGTCACGGCGTCCTAGCTCCTCGAACTCAACAAGCTTATGCCTAGATGCTTCACGCTTGACCTTATCGCTCCAGTTGTTGGTCTTGGTGAACTCTGGCAAGTACTTGTGAGTCGGGATGCCAAACTTTTCCACTCCCTTGCAAGCCTCAACTGCGAAACCGCCTTGGCGTCTTCCGCCCTTGATCTTGTAAGCAAGTGCAAAGGCATTGAGGTCAACATGACCAACGCCTTGTATCGTATATGCAGTCTTCACTGCTCCCACTGTCCCATATGCCCAGCAATACGGCCAAGCTTTCTGGTTCATCACAGGCTGTTCGTGCTTGTGCCAGTGGTATGGTTGTATTTTTAAGTGATTAAGGTATTTGATCCTCTCACGCCATTGAGAACGTGGCACTCGAGCCCCAGAGAACTCAGGGTATGCTGAGAACTCTGGAACGTCGGTGTATGATCTCTCAATGTATCCTTTACCGAATGTCATTGAGTAGCCTTTCTAATTCTTCTGATGTTATTGGCATGTCAACTGATGATGACTTACCGTTTCCATAAACGTAAACGACCGAGGGGGAACTTCCTCTTTCGCTGCGACTCTTTCTTATCGCATCGGCAAGGTGAGACTCCACATTGTCCACAGACTGACTCGTCTGGTACAATCTCCTCTCGATCCCCATCGACGATAACTTCTCCTCGATCATCAAGGATCGGATCAAAGTCGAGATCTCCGGTGTGACCGTCTCGTTCGTCAAGAACAGGACGGCCTCCGGCCTCCCCCCGTGGGAGTACCTCCACTACGTCGTCAACATGGTCAACGATGAAGTCCCAAGCGGTCGATAGGTGACCACCAGCCCAGAGGGCACCGGCAAGGATCGTGGCAGCTAAAGGCTTCCAGTTCCACTCGCCTTCGACCTTCTCAGCGTTCTTCCAGTTCTTGGCAGCTTCTACGGCTTTCTGAGAGCTCTTCCGCAAAAGACGACCCAACCATCGGGCCCCTTCCTCTACGTGCGGGAGCAGCCCGCTGAGCACGCCTATCGTCAATATTCCGATCAGTTGTACGAAGGACACGGCACTGGCAAGCAAAGTTGCCCCAAGTGCGGCCCATTGTGCATCGCCAAACCCTTCCTGCGGGGGGTTAGCAAATGCGTGTAGCCACCCGTCGCGGTACAAGACCCAGCCGAACCAGATGGTCGCTAGCCCAACCACAAATTGGAAGGACTTGTTATCTTTTAGATTTTTCCACATTTTTACTCTCCAAGTAATTCGTCTATCTTTTTGTTGATCCACTTCTCAATAAGCTTCATTGCTACTTTGAGCATTAGGCTAATGAGGATGGACGTTAAAATGCTTCCATACTGCTGTCCGAATCCATTCCTGAGTGCCTCGATGTCTTCACGAGTCCACTTCTCTGCGAGCTTCTTGTGACTGTCGATGTGCTTGGCCGACTTGTAGTACGAACCAGACTTCTCGAAGTTGTCACGAGCGATCTGCTCGGCTTGACGCTTCTTTCTTTTACTCAGCATGTTCTAGTCTCCGTAGTAGCTGATGAATGCACGCATTTCGGATTGAATAGGTGTGAATGTAGTCGGTTGCGTGGATAACCCCTACGAGCTCACCGGCGTCATTGAACAGAGCTCCACCGGAGTCACCGGGGATCGCTGGGTTCGTTGACTGGACACAGTTTGGCTGGCTTCCGCCAATGTTTATCGTGAAGTCAGAGACGGTGCCGCTCCAGATTCGTCGCTCGCAACCCTCTTTGTTATCACTGTAAGACACGCCGAAGCCAACGCCGTGTACGGTATCTCCCTCTGAGACGTCGTCCCAAGCTACTGGTGCAGCAGGGGTTATGACTTTCTCAGGCTTGTTAGCCTTGATGATCACAAGGTCGTATTCTACGTTGTAGATCTTCACGTAGCCGCTGTAGATGACCTGTAGGTGGTGATCCACAATAGCGATTGGCTGGTCTTCTGCACCCTCTACGACGTGATGAGCGGACACGAAAAGGCCATCACCAATGTGAGTTGCACTGCCAAAGCCATAGGCAGACTGGATTCCAACGACACTTTCAGCCGCTTGGATAGATTGTTCGGTGGGGACCACTGGGGCGATAGATGCCTTGGTCAGGTAGAATGCGTTGTCTACGTAGATGCCAGCGGGAGTCAGGAATGCGGCAATTAGTAGTAAATCTCGAATAAGCTTCTTCATAGGTAGATCCTCGCTGTGTTGTGTGTGGGCAAGAGGGGGGACGCCTCTACTTTTGGGCTGTCCCCCTAGCTCCTGCGATAATCTTTTACTATACCATACCACCCCCTAAAAGTGGTAAGGTTTAGAACGGACAGTCATCGTTCTCCTCAAAACTGAGGAAAACTCGCTCAGGCTTGTCTGCCTTGAACTTCTCTGCCACTATTCTACGCCATTTCCCATCCCGGTCAACAAGAATTATGAAAGGTTCTCTGATTCCGCCCTTTTCAATCAATTCCTGTGCCTCAACGATGGTCTCTGGTACTAGACACTTAGACCGCTTGTTCCACCAAGTCACTGCCTTCTTCTGGGCAAAGCCTTCATGTTCAAAGCAGACCCATTCCATAAATCGGCCTTTTAGCTCCACATCTTTACCCGTAATCTCACATTTACTTCTTTTTTTGCAAGTATATGTGACCCGGAGAGTATGTAGCTTTCCTTCCTCTTTTGGCACGTGTCTAACGTAACTCACCTCATCGACCTCCCACCACTCAGGCTCTGGCTTGTCCTCGACAAACACTGAGTCCCGAAGCGTCTTACCCTCTTGCAGAGCCTTCTCGATTCTGTTACGGCAGTTGCCACAGATCTCGTCAGTCTCAGCAATGATGGCGTTGCACAAGTCACCGCTCTCGAGCGTAGACTTACACCGCTTGGCTAGGAAGTCATAGTCGCATGTCGTCAGTAGGTCCAGCATGGTGCCGCACTTACCTTCGCTCAATGGCCTTTGCTGATTGCATGATGGACACTCCTTGGACCTCATGAGAAGCCCGCAGTCACCACAACGATCAGACTCAGCCTTGACAACGCTCTTGCACTCCTTGCACAGCAGGATCTTGTTGTCCTGATCCTTCATGCCGAAGTCCTCCTCGAGTGGGCAACCGTGCTCCTCGAAGTTTCCGCCGAAGTCCAGAACCAAGAAGTCCTCCTTGCCTTCACACCTACGCATCCCCCTTCCCAGTATCTGGTAGAAGAGGCCAGCACTCTTGGTGGCCCGGCAGATAGCAATGGCGTCCACGTTTGGTGCGTCAAAGCCAGTCGTCAAGACCCCTACGTTGATCAGGAAGAACCTCTTGCTGGCCGGAGACACGAATGCCTTGAGCACAGCGGCTCTCTCTGTCTTGTTGGTAGTTCCAGTCACGGTAGTCACTAGATCACCCGTAGAAGCCCTCAGGATAGCCTGTAACGCCTCCGCGTGAGCAACACTGGTCGCAAACACCAAGACACGGTTTCGGCCCTCAGTGAGTGCAATGATCTCCTTAGCGTTGGACTCAACCTTCTCGATGAAAGCCTCTGAGAGCTCCTCAGGAGCGTACTCACCGCCTCTCACCTTGATGCCACTGGTATCGACCTGATTGACGCCCGGAGTTGACCAGCCAGTGATATGGCCATCCTCTAGCATACGCCTCAGGGGGACGCTGTAGCAGCACTCGTCGAACAGTTTGTCCTCACCATGGATCATGCCTGAGCCTAGCCTGTACGGGCTAGCAGTAAGCCCAAAGACACGCATCTTAGCGTTACGCTCTCTGAGCTCATTGATGACCTGACCGTACTGACTGTCATCAGTCTGAGGGATCTGGTGGCACTCGTCGATCAGGATACAGTTGATCATTGGCAGATGCTTCACAGCATTGACCACTGACTGCACTGTAGCGAAGATCACGCTGGTGTCAGTTTCCTTACGGCTCAAGGAGGCAGAGTAGACCCCTGCCTTGATTCCTGTGAACTGCTCAAACCTCTCAGCGTTCTGTTGCACTAGCTCCCCCTGTCTGCACAGCACTAGCACCTTCTTCTTGGCACCGACTGCACGACGGCAGAACTCAGCTATCACTACGCTTTTGCCGGAACCGGTCGGTAAGTGCACATAGGCGTGCTCTGATGGCTTTGATGACTTTGCAAAGCCAACCATCGCATCGACGGCCCCGCTCTGGTAGTCTCTCGGCTTGAACGCTGTCATTGGTGTCTCCCCAATCTATAGTGTCGTAATTAGTTCTATACGTAACTCTGTTGGCAACTCGGTTGCCGTCGCCTTTACCATTGGCCATTTAGTTTATCCTCAAGTTCTAGTAGTTCACGCTTGTTAAGCTTCCATACATAGACCTCATCGTCATCACCACGGATGACCCAGTAGCGTGCTTTGCCGCCACTGTTGCTACACAGCACACACCAGCTATTAAGCACCTTCACCGGATGAAGGATGATATTGATTTTCTGTTGTGCCGTCGCTATGAGAGACTGTGACATGGATGTTTCCAAACTGATTAGTAAGTGTAATGAACTCGCCTGTATGCATTTTAACTCGCAACATGGCGAAGTCAAGGTCATAAAACGGTAGTGACTCTAAGCATTCGGACCAAGCAACATCGCTACATTGGTAATCGGTAACTTGGTAAAACAGATCCAGTAGGATGTCCTTGTTTCCTAACATAACATACTCCAAAAAGAAAGGCCATCCCCGGAGAGATGGCCCGTAAAACCAAACACACAACAACTCGATTAGAAAGCGTCAAACTCGTCAGCGGCGTCAGCAGCAGGACGGTCATTGTCTTGACCCTCGTACTGGTTGACCCAGCTTACTCGGTTCTTGTCAGCGTAACCGTTAGTTCCTTCTTCGATCTTAACTCCGCCCCATACGTGAGCGTTGACAAGCTGTGAAGGATCGCTGAGCTTATCGTGGCCATTGGCGACAAGAAGCTTGCTTAACTGACGCTCTGAGATCTCTTTTGATCGCTCGTTGCCACCAAGCATGTAGATCTCGAAGATCCGACGATTAGCGTGAGGCTGACCGTCTTCAATTCTGTACTGGACAGAGACGTAAGGGTTTCCAGTCTTGGACTCTCTGACCTCAGCACCAACTACGCTCAGGTGATACTCACCCGGAGGAACTGGGCTGTTGTCATAGTTAGGCTTGGAAGCCTCTGCTGCGGTCTCTGCATTGATGCCAGCGAAAAGGTTTGAAAAATCGGACATAGTTCTATTCTCCTAGAATAAGTTTTGGGAAATCTTTCTGATCAATCGTAGCGGGCAAGTCAACGCGACTCTTGGCTACATAACTCGGATGAGGTTGACTGTTGAGGATACGCCTCCCCGTAGTCGTTGCGATGCCCTTGGTACGGCCAAAGTCACCTTCCTCTTGTCGCACGAACACTTCGTGCTTGGCATGGACAATGATGTCTGCCCATTCCATAACTCTCTCGCACGCTTTCTTGCTGAGCTTAGGACGGATGACGTCCCACTGGTTCCCAGCAATGTCTTCAGCTTTGCGTACCTCTTGGTGAGCGAGAAGGATTACTGTCTTGCCTGCTTCGATGCATTTATCGAAAGCGGATAATACTTTACAGAACCTTCTGGCTACCTCAACGATACCCTTACCGTAGTCAGTCTTAAAATTCTCCTCTCTTAGTGCTTCATCAATTAACTTCTCAAACCAGTCGGCAGAGTCAAGAACTACTGTCTCGTAGTCTGACTGTGCACATTCGGCAGCCGCTTTAAGTACGTCCACGGCCTTGGTGAGGTTGACTCTAGTACAGTCAATCTCGTTGGTTCCGTCCTCAGTTGCTAGGAAGATAGCCTTTGGGAACTTGCTTGCACAGGTTGATTTACCTGTAGCATGTTCGCCGTAGATCATGATCTTCTTAGGCTTAGTGATCTTCCCTGATACTGCATTACTCAGAATCGACATTAAATAAGATCCTCGCTTCTAGTGCCCGTTCCGCTATCTCCTCAGAGCTCAGCAAGGGGAACTCGTTGCTTGCTGAGTTGTCCTTAATCTCATTGAGCTCATAGTGATTGCCGTCTTCTGCTATCAGCATGAACTCGTTCCAACGCTTTAACTGTGACGTCTCGGCTTTGGTCTTATCAGTATAACAGAAGACTACTCTATCGCAAAATGTTAACCCAATTCGTTTGGTGGCCTTGGTTTCCAGCGATTCGATAGGGCACTCAAAAAAGTTTTTCAGGCGTGTAGCAAACTTCTTCGATGGCCGTGCGTCCATAACTGTGGACTGTGCGGCTGCAACGTTAAGGTGGTGCTGCACTTCCTCAAGGTAGTTCTCACTGTTAATAACGATCTTCAGTAAACTGCTCATTAGTGTTTCTCCAATTCGTACCAAATAAAACCAATGTTCCCTACACTGTACGCCAGCCACACCAGAGCGTGAGGGTAATCTTTCTGGTGGACATTCACGGCGGCCTGTATCATATAACAGACCGCCGGAATTGCAATCATCGCATAGTTCATGGCTCAGGGTTCCATCCTTCTACTGCGTTGTACTTCTGCACGCTCTTGGCCCACGCCTTAGCGTCTTCAATGCCGTACTGCCTCTCGAACCATCCAATGTGCCGAGAGATGTACTCAGCAGACTTATGATCAGGGAAGCCCGTGATCTTGATGCCACGATACCAGACCTCTGCGGTGGCATCATTGTCTTTGCGGGGGAACCCTCCTACGCAGACCACGGTGGCTGGGTAGTTCTTAGCTCGTGAATGTGGTTGGATACCGCTCATTTGTTTAACTCCTTAACTCGTGCTTGTGCGTTACGATCTGCCGCCTCTTCGGTGGCCCAGTTAGTTGGTGACTCTTCATGAAGCTCAGGCAACTCAATGCCATGAGTCATTACGCAGTCGAAGTTATCTAGGATGTCGAAGGCCCAGCGGACCTTGCCATCGGTTCTCAAGAAGTTGTAGACCTTGTAGGAATACTGCTGCTTGCTCATAGTGATCTCCAGTCGATAGGGTTACTAAACTTGTCGAACTCAATTCTAACACGCTGACCAACGTCTGGCAAGAGCAATCCGTCACTATTCCAGTCATTGATAAAATCTTTGAAGTAGTACCACTGACCGTTAGCCAGCTTGATGGCACCGTTGTCACGATCTATCCGAAGAGTCTTGACAACTGTTAAAGTCTCTGTCGTGTAAGTTACGTCGCTGTTCATCTCTCACTCCCTATGATACGCTCTGATCTGATAATGTCAAGTACAATCTCTAAAGTTTCTGCTGCCTTCACTGCTTGCCTCCGTTGTGTTGTTGTTTCCTCTTATGCCTCTATTATACAGACTTCGGGCCCCATGTCGAGGACAAAATAGAAAAAATCACAAAAAAAGCCCAACTAATTTCTAGCTGGGCTCGTAACTCCTTTACTGTAAAAGACTTAGGGGAATGACTTGTTGTAGGTCTTCTACCTGAAAACTCACAAGTTCTATCCCATAGTAGTCTAATTCGGCGTGAATCTCATCAAAATACGTGTCACGCTCTATCAGTTCACTTAGGTGCGACCAGTTGTGGCCGCTAATCAAATCACAGACAACACCGCGAATGAAGATGCTCGAGAGCTCCTCATAGCCCTCTGCCGCACGATCTCGGCAGAGCACTGGGTCAGTTATCTTAATGACGCTGGTGGCATTCACAGCCACGCTCCTGTCATCAGCGGTGGTCACTCGTTGTAGTCCACAGTCAATCGGGATCTCATTCTTTGGCAAGTACTCAACGTGAGTTAGTGCTGGAATGAAGACAACCGGGTTAACTGTCTGCTTGGTGTGACCAAACCACCGATCAATGACCAACCACTCGTTGGTCTGCGGCCTGTGGGCTATCCTCGGCACAAGGGCGAAGAAGGGCTCCAGCAGGCCACTGATCAAATCGAATAGGCTCATAGTTTCATTGGCTCCACAATCGCTGTGCGGCCCTCTAGGATCACTCCACAGGACACTACGGGCTTCTGGCTGTACTTCTTGCCATACTCCATCTGAGCGTGCTTCCAGTCCGTTCCGCAGCCCACTTGGCAACCGAAGATGCGAGTCGATAAGTTGCAGTAGAACTCAACCCCAGCCTTGCTGTGGTGATGTCCTTGGACAACCGACTTGAACTCCGCTTTGGCGTTCAGGATCGCAGAAGCCTTGCCACGGTCACCGTGCTGGTAGATCACGTCATCAATGACAAGCTGATCAAACCTCTGGTGTACCTTCCACCGCTTAGGCAGTCCGAAGATAGCACCGAAGTCTCTCATCATCGACTCAGGGATTCCAACCTCATCGCACCAGCGATACGGTAGTGCATCGTGGTTGCCAATCAGCAACTCTGCACTCGGGAACGCCTTAGTCAACTGCTTGACCTGTTTCATTGCCTTCTCGTATTCCTGCAAAGGATCTTTGAGTTGAGGCTTCTTCAGGTGGAACGATAGTGCAGCATTGTCAACAATGTCACCGATGTGGACGACCTTGTTGCAGTTCCATCGCTTGTGGACATCTCGCAGAAAATCCACGTAGCCGTCAACCATAGCGGGACAGTGGGTATCTCCGATGACCAATACACGTTTCTTACTCGGCATATTAAACTCTCTCATTAAAAGCGGAATTGAAGGGAACTCTGTAAACGTCAATCAGAACCTTGGGGCCCTGATCACGAATGGAATCATCTTGTCTCCCAAGCACCCATTCGATGTACTTAGGTGAATCGTCTTCAGCAAGTCCTGCCTCAATCAAGGCGTCTTGGATTTGCTTATAATTACCACGGAGCACAGAATCTGCGTCCCATAGGCGTTCTCTCTTGCCAAGGATACGCCAGACCACAAGTCCTAGCTTCTCATCCTTGCCGAAATGGATCGCCCTCGTCCAATCTGAGAGCTTCTGGTACACCCCTGACTCTTTTGTCGCGGGTGTCCAAACTCGTGCGTCAGCGACCGCCTCCGTGGCCGTACGACGCTCTTTATGGCTACCTGACCAATGACGACCTTGGCCTTGGTTGTTGTTCTTCAGCTTCATCGGGATCTCAATCTCACCGATGTGTATGCCGTCAAGCATAGTGTCCTCCTGTGGGTTAACGAAAAAGGGTCCGCACTCTACCGGCGGTGGAGAAACCAGTATAGCACAGACCCTTGTATCGTCAAAATGTTTAGCTGGACTTGACCATCTTAATGGCTTTATCCAGTAATTTACCTGCCCCGATTCTAGCTAGGGGCTCTGGGATTCCTCGTAGGAGGGGTATTAGCCTTTCGCGTTGCTTGACAAGCCTAGTAATGATTGCCTGTCGGTTGGCTTCACAGCCTACCACTCCCCATGAGTCCATCTTGCGGACCCATGACTTGCAATCACAGCCCTGCTTGTCCGCTACGGCCCAGTCCGGGATCAATGACTCAAGAGCCGTCCCTACCCTCTCGGGAGCCCTGTGCGGCCTCCTAGGTGCCTTATCGTTCATATTTTAGTACCTCAGTGTAATAGTCATGGTGTCGTTAGTATCTGTGATCCCCGGAAGGGTCGCAGTGCTTGGCTTCAGCCTTCTCCTGTCCCTTGCATCTTTATTAGTTAGAGCCCAGAGTTCGGTTGCGTCAAACGTTCTAACGCTGTACACGCCCGGAGATGCCTCAAGGATGACATCCAGATCAGGGAAGTCCCACAGTGGGCCCGGAAAGCCGATCCAGAAGATATCTGCACCGCTTATACCGTCCTCCATCCGCAGAAGGTTTCTGGCATTCATGTACCTAGTCCTTGCCGGATACGAAGTGCATCCAGCGGGATCACCGTAGATGTAAGCATCTTTCTGTTGAACATAGTTGTCAAACGGAGATACAGAAGCGTCCTTAGTAGCGTCATATAAAGAGAAAACGTTTGAGTAGACCTCACCGTTTATAAATGCCGAATCAATAGTGATCGAGCCGTCCTTCAACCTTGGTATGCCCCTGCCTTCCTCAACGACCACAGAGCTAGCCTTAGGTGAGCCATAGTCATACCAGCTATCGGTAGGACTAATGAAGCTGTCATAGGTCCATGAGCACGAGTTGCTCCAGCTACGCTTAGTGTTGGTCATTGCTGTATCAAGATGATTCAATATCCTGCCCGCTTCCCAAGTAGTAGTTGCTTCCCAAGCATTAGTTGATGGAGAATAGCTTTTGCTAATGGTCACAGTAGTGCCATGAATTGACTCTGCCAAGAACCTTAATGCGTGATAACCTTGAAGGTAGGGAATGTTAAAGTATCCAGCCGTTAGAGGAAGCATCCAAGAAGCCTGTCCTCCAGAGTATATCGTGCATTTTCTGGTAAACTCAAAACGCCTTGCGTACCTACTGGACCGATCAGCACTTCCGTAGTTATGCCAATCACTGGCAAACCCGTCCTGAAAGTTGTCTGTGTTAACAGACCAACCACCAGCACAGCTAAATCCTTGAGCAGTACTTGCAGGCCAAGACCCTGAAAGGTCAAGTGGGCCAAGGCTAACTGGTCTGCTCTCAGCATGGCTTGTAATTGAGTCCCAATGATTGTTTGTGTAGTTAATTGGCGTACAATTATTAGCCGAAGAGTAGGTAGCTGACCATGTGCAGTCAGCGTATGGCTCAAGATAGAAGAACACGTTTGGATCTGGATACTCAAACGAATGGTCATCAGTGTAGAGATCGTTGAGCATGTCGAATCTGATGTTATCCAAATGAGTTATCTGTGCAGGTGTAGCATCAGCAACAGTCTCGTCTATGATAATATACTGTTCATACTCAAGGTTCTGTGAGAACTCATTGTAAGCCCTTCTCCTGTGAGGAAGAAGTGGATCATACTTTGTGATCCAATCATGATCAGTTGTTCCGTCAACAAGATATGTGTTGTCAACCGTCATGCTGATAGTTAACGTGTCATCCAACAATGCGTTGTTAAATACATTGGTCTTCGTGGTAAACACATCGTTGTCAGTGATGGTTGTAGTTGGTGGCTCATTGATACAGAACTGCTCCTTGTATGGATACACTCCGTCAGTGTAGTTAGGCCCAAGGAAAGCGTGAGCCGCACCGCACCAAACAGACACCTTATTGATTACAACAGTGTCACTGTTAGCCCTGAAGGTCACAGGAATTGTCCTGAGGCCAGCAGGGAAAGGTTCAATGATTCCATTGACCTCATTGTCCCTGATCCAGTTATATGGCGTCTCGTAGCCCGGTGTGCCTGTGAATGTTGGAGTGCTGATAGATGGGTCAAACATCTCTCCAGAAACACAGCCTACAGCACCTGTCTCTGTGTCGAGCTCTGCAAGAGTAAACGAGATAGCTCCGCCGCTGTATGGCTGGCTGTAATAGAAAGCAGGCCCAGCACTGTAGGTCCAAGCTGAACCGCTTACGCCAGACTGCCAGTCATCAATGTCTGCGTCTGTTGCGTATGTAACATTATGCCATACTTGGTTACACCTTCCGGCACGAATGCTAAACCCAGACACAGGTGGCTCTGCCGCAGCATCAATGTTCTGATAATTGTCAGCACTTGCTATCTCGACGAGAAGCATGTAGTTGCTGCAAGGGATGTCAATGTTGAACTGAATCTCATCGCCGGGGTTAAGCGTGTTAACCCCTTCCTTGCCAGAGGTGAAGCTGACGTTGCTTAGTGTACGCCAGTCCTCACCGTCTCTCTTTAGCTCATAGTGCTTTACGCAAGAGCACGAGCAACATCCGATCATAGTCATGTTAGCACTCCCAACCTAGAACTGTAACTACACCATTGACGACACCCACGACACACTTGGCGTCCATGGGGATGTCATCAGACCAAGGATTGAATGCCTTGATCCTGAACGCATTGCCAGCGTTAGCAACAAAGCTACAAGCACCGTCAAAGTTAAATGTTGTAGACCCCGGAGCTTCGTCAGTTGGCTTCACGTGGAGGTTAATGTCTCCTCTCTCGCCAGCAATAATGTCAGAACCATAAACAGTGCCGAACACATTGTGCTCGCCGCTGTATATCCACCTTGGACCAATCTTATTGACCTCAATAATCTGCCCAGCCATGATAGGGAGCAATGAGCAGTTCCAGATCTTCATTCTTGACCTGTGGCTCAAGTTGCCGCCAGTCTCGCCCTCAATAGTTGGGTCTCCAGAAGAAGGGTCGGGAGCGGCATCGCTTATCTTGATGCCGAAGCTTGTCTTGGCTGTATTATAAGTAGGAACAACACTGTTTGTTGCTGGATAAGCTTTGCTGAATAACAACTGATAAGCGTATCCCCAGTCAACCTGATAGACACCAAGGAACTCATTAGCATTGAAAGCGTTATGGCTAACAGAAAGATAGTCTTCACTGGAGTTTATGCCAGCTATAAATCTCGAGTCAGTCTGGTGTGCCTCATAGTTACTGAAGCTGACCCTAACGATCCTAGTGCTGTCAGACATCATCATGTTCTTAGTTGCACTCTTAAGAGGCTGTTGCCTCCTATTGTTCTGGGCAAGATGGTGGAGGTCCATCGCATCTTGCCTGTGTCTAAATCCGTACATCATTAAATCCTAAGGAAGTCGCTAAAGAGAATCGGTGTTTGTGTAATATACTGATCAACAGGTGGCGGCTTAATTGACCAGAAGTCTTCTGCCAATGGCTCACCAGTGGTCTTGAGGTAGGCCGTTGCTGGTCTAGTGCTATTCTCGTTAAGCATGATCGGCTGAGGAACTAAGTCACCATCGTCATTTGGTGCCATGATCCAGTCGTCAACTCGGACTAGATCGTAACCCCAAGCAGCGTCCAGAAATCCGTCGCTAGCGTCATCATCAATAGTTTCAATTTGATGATTCAGGCACTTGATTACATACTTAACTTTGTAGACGTTTTGAAATATTATCTGACCAGCAAACTCCACAGGTATCTGAGCTCGCTCATAAGTTATATTGTCAATCTTGCAGGAGTATTTTTCAAACCCTTGCCAAGAAGATTCATTGATTGCCTTGTACCTCTGTCCAAGGTCAGACAAGCTCAAGGTGTTTTCAATCTGCTCTACGGTTGCAACAAAGACAGGCACTTCCTTGACTGGTGCTACACCATCGTAAAAGTTTCCCGTAGGAAGCTTAATTGGCTGGCTACCAGAGTTAGAACCAAGTCTCCTTCTCCGTGCAGTGTACCGAGTGACACCAGTAGACTCCAATGACCAGTTGATCGTTGGATTGTAGTTCTCTGGATCACTCTGAACGCCCTGACCTGACTGATCGTTCGACTCATCAGCGTATGATGCTGTGACGTTATAGATGAACGCATTTTGCTCGTCACGCTCAATGTTTACGCTTCGGCAAGTGAAGTTCGGGTAATAGATATTATTGACTGCATCATAGTATGACCACCCACCAACTTGAGGCACACCGTCAAATCTCCCAACCGAAACTGGGTCGGGAACATTTGCGTCTACACTGTCCTCATCAATGATGACAATGTACTGCTCTTCAAGGGTGCGTATTACCCTACGCTCACCATTCTGCTCAGATAACTGTGCGTCACCTGAGCCTGATCTTAGTCTTTTAACTTCGTATGAAATAGACATTATGGAACCGCTTGTCCTTGATTTTGAGGTACTAATAGTTTGTTCTGCTTGTGCAGTGCTTTAAGCTGGTTGGCAGTATTCTTGTTGATTCTGTCGGTCAGCTTCTCCATCTTCTTGTTGTGCTGCTTCTGGGTGACCCTGTCTCTCTGTTCAGACTTGATCCTTGCAAGCAGTTGATACTCCTTGCCGCCTCCGCCAACACCACCAGAGAAGCCTTTAGCCATCTCTGTGTTCTTGATCTTCTCGAGCTTCTTGTCACGCTTCTCCATGATTGCCTGAGCACCCTTGGTTAAGCCTGCGTACTTACTTGATCCATCAATGCCGCCAATAAGCTGGTCAGCCTTCTGGTCGCGTTGCTTCTGAAGTTCAGCGGACTCTTCAGCCTTCTTCTTCTTCTCCTTGGCCTTATCAGCCTCTTGGAGCTTCTTGAAGTGATTCTCAACGATAGCTACTGCCATCTTGTATTCGCGGCTTGTCCACTTACCGCTTTCCATCTTCTCTCGAAGATTGAATATCATTCGGTTCTTTTCGACCTCATCGTAGCCACCGCCAGAAGTGTCCTTAAACATGAAGCCCTTCCTGAAGCTTGCAAAGTCTTCAATCTGCAACCTGCGGGCCGCTTTGGCTTCAGCCTCTGCCTCTTTCTCAGCAGCAGTCTGCTCTGCGGGAGTCATGTCAAAGCCTTTGCCGTAAAGTGCTTCCTGCTCTTCCCTGAGCTTCTTGTATGCTTCTTCTGAAGCTGGACCTGTATCCAGACCTCTTGTTCTATTACGTAGCTCTTCTTCTAACAGAAGCATACGCATAAGCTGTGGATCTGTTGTAGCATCCCTTGCATCGTATCCGGTAACAGTAAGTCCACCGCCCATGCCGGGATCTAATATCTTGCCCATTGTGCTATAGCTGGTTCCGAAGTCACCGCCAACAGTTTGGCCATGAATGTTGTGCTGCATACCACGAGGGCCATTGGAGTCAGTAGACGCTGCCCAGTCAGAGAAGTCTTTCACGTAGTCAGCAAGTGCGGCTGAAGCTGAGTTCCAGTATCTAACAAGATAGCTAGACTCTGCACCCATCGACTGATATGCTTCTTCCCACTTGGCTTTCAAGATAATCGCTTGACCTTCAAGTGTCTTTGCCTTCTCTTCAAGCAACCCGGAAAACAGTCCACCCTCTTCTGTCATGTTAACAAGAGCTTGGTTGACATGCTCAGCAGTGATAGCACCGCTCTCCATTGCTTTAGCAAAGTCGGTCATCTCAATGCCTGCTACCTTAGCAACCTCAGACAGAGAGAACCCGGCGTTGATCAACTGGTTCTTCTCTTGGCCCATAAGCTTGCCCTGTGCGTTCACCTGAGCGAATGCTATGGTCAATGCCTTGAACTTCTCAGTGTTACCACCGGCGACCGTACCAAGCCTCTCGAGACGCTTAACGATGCCATCTGCTGTCAATCCGTAAGACGCCCATGTCTTTGCATTGCTAACAAGCTGTGTTGTCGTCAGTGCTGTGTTCTTTGCCAAGGCTTTGAACTGAGCACCAAGGCTGTCACCTCTATCTTCACCGAACAAAACCTTGAGGTCAACAAGCTGTGACTCAAGTTGAGCATAGGTGTCAATAGACTCTTTGATGACCCTGAAAGTGCCCATGGCTCCGGCAGCACCTAATCCAAGTGCACCTGTGTGCATAAGACCCATGCCACCCATGGCCCCAAAGTTTCCGGCCATCCTTGCAGCACCAGCAGAAGCTCCGCCCATGCCCAAGGCACTAAAGCCACCAGCCATACCGCCGCCAAGCATCTGAGCTCTCTTAGCCCTTGCAGCGTTCTCACGGTTTAGCTGTGCCTCAAGCTTCCTTGACTGACGTTCTTCTTCACGCTTCTGCTTATTGAGCTTACGCTGTGCGTCAGCCTCTTTCTGCATCTGGATCTTGCGAGCACGAGTTACGCCGTTAAGTCGGTTACGTCTCTCGAGCTCTTTCTGTAGAGATGCGTTGTATTCTTTCTTAGTGATAGCACCCTCTTTGAGTGCTGTCGTCAATGTCTTCAGTGAGTGTTGGTACTCACGGTTTGCCGCTTTGGCTTGGCCAAGGTCACGGTTCAATCTTCTTGTAACCTTGTTCGACTCGCGTGCACCACGAGCCATATCTGTTGTGTCGATACCTAAGGAGATACCGTAGCGAATAATTGGTTGCTTACGGGCCATTAGAATGTCCTTTTAACGATTGTTGGTTTTACTCTTTTACAAGCTTTCTCGACGCCTTTCTGTGTCATCTCTTGAGCCCTGCTCTTGATGACCTTAGCCGCATTCTCACGGAAGTTAAGAGCTTCCTGATGGTCAGGACCACCGAGAGTATTCTTCTGTTCTCTCTCGTGATGCCATGCCATGCGTCTATCTGTACCTTGGTCTAAGAATCTTGCTACATAGTCGCGGCCTGAAGGTACACCGCCGTAAGCAGTGACTTCGTTGTCATACTCTGCTACGCGATGATCTGTGCCTAAGACGGAGCCGCCCCACTTGTAGTAACCTTCCTTCTCGGATTGGGATCTCAAGTCGTGCGTTCCAGTTTTTTCAGAGCGATTTACTCCAGCCATTCTCATCTCTCGACGGAAGATTGTTTCAATCTGTTCAGCTACGCTTTCCATAACATCGTTCTCAATGTCATGTGTCACGCTTTTTATCATACGATCTAGGGTGTCCTGTACGATCTTCCCTAGATCATCCATTCTCATATTTGCCATTACATAATTCCTAAGCTTTGAATATGACTTAATGCTTCCTCAGGCGTGTTTGATTCTGCCTTTGGATTCTTCTCGTCTCGCTCTAGTAATTCGTAGGCTATCCATTGGTCTAAGACCGAGGGGCTTATAGTATTCATCCAATGGACTGGGTCATCAATACCCAGTCTTTGGCATATCAAGAAGGCCCACCTCAGGCGATGATTTGACCTGAAGTGTTCAATCATCCTTTCTACTCGCCCTTGGCGTTTTTTTCTTCAAGGAATGAATCGTTGAAGTCGCTAATAGCATCGACCAATGAGTCAAGCACTCCGCTTTCTAAAGCGAGCAAATCCTTGACGTCACCCTCAGTAAAGAGGTTCTTGCCTGTCTCGTCACACAGTTGATCAACAACCATGTTGACTCGAAGCTTCATGCGAGCGTCCTCGGACTTCTTATCCTTGTCGCTCCAGAGGTCAGCAAGACGCTTTGATCGCTGGAACTCGGTAAGTGGTTTAACCCAGATCTTACCGTGCTCTTTAGCATCTACTTCAACCGGCTTTGGCTTTTTTGCCAATAAAGATTGTTTAGTTAAAGTCATCGTGATGTACCTCGTCGTCAGAGTTGTCTTCATACTTTGCAAGAATCTTTTCCTCGTCAGGTGCGTTGACGTGGTCAGCAGTGTCACCAAGGAGATGCTCCACTTGATTCTTCACTTCGGCAATGTCTTCAGGAGATAGCTTTGTGATAAAGATAACCTTAGAACCAAAGTCCCAAGACTTGTATCCAACAAGCTTGCCATCAAGCACCACTCGGTACTGACGAACTGTTTCTTCCTGTCGAGTTGCCATATTGATGCCCTTATGGGGCAGAAGCTCCACCTTCATAATTATGTCCTCTGTAGGTTAAAGAAAGCAGGGGCTCACAGTGAACCCCTGCGTGTTTTAGTTGATCGTTAGATCATTACTCTCCTGCTGAACCTGCGGTCCAGACAGGTCCATCAAAACCATCGAAACAGAAAGTAAAGCTGTATTCGAGAAGTTGGTTTACGGATAAGTCTGGTAGGTCCAAGCTGGAGATGAATCCACTGCCGCTCAAGCTTCCGCCGCCGCCGCCACCGTTCTCGGTTGCGTAGGTTGGGAAAGTGATTGTCAGAGTGTCTTTAGCTCCAACGATGATGTCGCCGGGAGTTGCGTCTGCAGCATCGTCTCCAACGTCATCGTTTGGTGCCCACAACATTGTTACGGTGCATTCGCCGGGATCAGTCAAGTCGCCGGGGATGTATTTTGCATACCCCTTGTCTTCGATGCAAGTGATGTCAATCTTCTCTTGAGTCCAGTTAGGAAGAGTGATCGAGCGAACACATGCGTTGAATCCAGCGGCTCCCAAAGTAACGGTACAGCCTTGGCCAGTACGTCCTTTTAAGTTAGTTGCCATTATTAAATCCTAAGTGTTAAAACGGGTGATAAGTTATACTAAAAGACTGAGATGTTCTGAATTGCCATCTGTCAGTCCCATCATTTGGTATGTCCACTAAGTGGATTTTACCAGTAGCCTGTGAGATACCCTGAATTGATGAATTAGGGTAACCCGAAGCGAGTAAGTCATTGAGAGCATTACGAACAGCGTCTGATACGTTGTCAGCGTCTTCTCTCGAGGTGCCCACGCATTCGATACGCAGGCGTGCTTCTGAGAAGTCAAGGAAGCCAACGATAGAGTCCAGTGGATCTTCGCTTGTTATGTACATGAATATACATGGCTTCTGTGAGTCTTCAGGTGCAAAGTCGGCATAGACTCGGGAGCCAACTAGGTCGGTAACCCCGGTGTTGCCTTTAAGGGCTGAGATAACTTGTGGTACTAAACTAGGCATCGTTCTCACCCCTTAACTCAATCCGCATTTCCATCTGAAGTCCATCAGCGTCAATGACGCACGTGACCCCGTAACTAACTCCATTGATGACACACCTGTGCTTGGCAGTGACATTCTGTGCTCCAAAGAACTCGCCATAGGCAACATGAGTTGTCTTAGCATTTGTCATTCGACCACGGATCACTTCACCACCAACCGTAGTGATCAATTCGCAAGGCCAACCGCTTACGGCTACAGCCCAATCATTTTCGTTGTCATAAGTAGGTTGTCCGTAACTATCTACATTCCCGTTGTGGGAGTAGAAGGTTGCGTTGTGCCTCCTCATGCCAATTCGTTTGCGAATAGTCATTACGGGTAAGTGCTCCTCATGAGAGTCATTACTAAACGTTCATAAGCAACCTCTTGTGAGTGCAGTGCACTTCCTTCCTGTGCAGGATCGAAGAACCACTTGCCAACACACAATAAGATTGCTGCTTTCATTGATCTTGGAACAGTTGTGTTTGTTGTGCCATAGCCAGCAGTGAAGGTAATCTCCACTCTGTTGCCAGTGTTGTCCGGTGATAGGGAAGGCCATTGCTCACCAGCGGCAAGCCATAGCCTTGTTCTACCAGCGTCATACACGTACTTCGATGAGTCTAATGTCTGAAGGACATCGTCCTCATCTCGATACTGAACAGACACAATGTCTGAGATCGCTCTCTTGTACAGTTTGATCGAGCCTTCCAAGTTGTCATCAACACTCCATGAGAGTTGTGACTGCTTGTAGTTGGCTTGTATGATCTGCCTGTCTATGTCATCTTCTAAGCGTTCTGTCGCGGCCTCAATCAACAACTGAATATGGTTGTCGTGAGTCGTGTCAGCACTACTCAGCCTTAGGTGACTTTTTACTTCTTCGAGGCTTACTGGCAGGTTTGACGGGCTTGTCACCCGCGTCAGCGTCCAGTTTGTCGCCATCTTCTACTACCTCTTCAAGTACGTTGAAATCGAATAAAGTTTTGACCAAGCCAGATGCAAGGCGGCTTGAGTCTACCACCGTGCCCGCTGCGAATCCGCAACGGGCTTTCTTAAATCGTACTTTCATGATTAGCCAGTGATGGTGATTTTCGCAAGAACCTCAGGATTGGCCACTTTCAATGCCACTCGCTGCGTACATTGAACGCCCACCTGATCGGTGTTTGCGTATAGCTCATTCAGGGTACGGAAGTTCAATCCGCGACGCTCACCGAAGTAGCAAGCCAAGCTAACGTCACCGAATACTGCGAGCAAGTCGCCAGCACCAGATGCTGCTGCACCGGGAAGAACGTTAACGAAGTTCACTGGGTAGCCGAGAAGGCTTGGTCGCTGACCACCTTCGATGACCGACTGAGTGTTTCCGCCTGCTGCGAGGAGAAGATCACGTACGGGGCCATGGAACAAGGTTGGGTTGATGTACCACTCGTTGCGTGCACCGATAACTGGGTTTCCAACGGAAACGCTAGCTGCGGTGAAGTCGCTAAGAGCAAGAGCCGAAACCGAAGCAACGTTGGTGTCTGCAATGCCGATGTGGCCTTGAAGCGAACCAGCGTCTACGTCTTCGAGAAGTCCACCAGCAACTCCGATGAAGAGGTTGGTGTCTTCAGCGATTGCCATTTGGTAAGCCATGGACTCAACAACGGTGTCCATCATGCTGATGATGCTGTCTTCGGTTACTTCGCTCGAAAGCTTGGTAAGTGCAGTCATCTTCTGAGCAACCAAGTTAACCTGACCGAAGGAAAGGTCGCTGGAGTCGATTGCAGCAGCTTCGTTTGTGTAGTTGATGCTGACGTGACCGTTCAACTTAGGAACGTCCCAAGTGTTCTGGCTCATGACGATACGACGGCATCGCTGACGAGCGACTCCGTAGTCTTCCATCAAGTTGATCAAAGCGTTGCTCAAAGGAGCAGGGATGGTGTTATCTTCGCCGTTGCTTCCGTCAGTTTGAAGGTCGTTCATGAACGACTGAGCTTGACGGTTGCCAGCCATTGCTCGGATAGCTTGACCGGAAACGAATGCGTCTTCTGCGGATGCAAAGTGACGGCTACGTGAGGATGCGACAACTGCTGGTAATTTCATTTCTTTTTCTTCTTCGATTTGAGGTTGGATAGCTTCTGCTACCACGGAAGGTTGTGAGGATGCTTCAGCGGATGCTTCAGCGTCTGCGATTACTCTTGCTCGGATTGCTTCAAACTCAACCGATCGGTCAAGTTCTGCGGAAAGCTCTTCGGCTTTTGCGTCGAGCTCTTTCAGTTCTTCCAAGGAAGCACTGTCTAATTCGGCCATTGCTTGAAGCTCAACTTTGAGCTCAGACAACTCAGCACGAATGTCATTACTTGGTCGTAAGGACATGAGGTTTCTTCTCCTAATTGAGAAACGTGTAAAAAACTGCCTACCGGCTACGTTGCCGATAGGACTATCTTAACATGCAGGCCCCGAAATCTGCTAAGGTTTAGCGTGCCTACTTACTTGTATCGGTGAATGGCGTCAATTACTTTAGCCATAATCCGATTTGGTGATACGAAAGCCTTGACTTCGGGGAGCGATTCCTCAGCTTTGACCTTCTTCTCTCTAACGTCATAGATCTCGTCAACTAGGCCCAATTCTAGGGCTTTGTTGGCGTCCATCCATGTTTCTGCGTCCATCATAGCCAGCCACTCATCGACGTCTCCGCCTGCTCGTGCCTGATATGTTTCTGCAATATCCATGTCCATGAGCTCCATGATGTCAGCCATGCTGCGGAAATCTTTGCAATTTCCCATAGCTGCCGTCCAAGCTCTATGTATCATGTACTTAGCGTTGGAGTTCATAATGATTTTTC